CGGGAGATTTAATATGTACACTTGCTGGTGCTCCCACACCAACAACCGTTGAAAAATTGTTTGGAGACAAATCCTTCTCTAAATAGAGACTTGCATTACGCTGTCTTTCTCCACCAAGCCTAACCCTTTCATACAATTTTCCTAACATTGAAATGGTTGGTATCCAATAATGGAGGGGTATTGTAGATTTCACCTTAGTGACCGCAGTGTACCCAACTACGGTTGGAAGCTTTTTATGTGTTCCCTGCACATGAAAAAAGGGTAACGATTAAACTTTAAATTGTTCCCTATTTGACATTCTAGATCTTCCATCTCAAAGCTTTGAGCTTGATCAGGTTCTTCAGTTTTATAGATATACTTACATTTCCACTTTTCAACTTGATCATCATATGTCTTGTGAATTTCAGAACATAAATGTTCAATTTCACTCTTCGTTGCTATTTCTAGCATTTGTTGGCGACGCAATTCATATTTATCTTCACCATGATTTGCCCATTCACGCAAAGCACCATCTATATTTGTGGCACATGCTTGTTCCTCAGTCAATGGACTATTTTTCGTTCTAACATAGTTGTGTAAAGATTTAAATATGGAATCTTCACTCAGTGCCCCAACACTTATTCCTTTCTTGGGGCAAAAGACATTCTTTCTTTTGAGAAACTCTGCTTGTTCAACTGGCAATCTTGGTGTCATCTCCGATTCTTTATCAGGCATAGTATAAATTTGATCATACTGTGCTAGGAATTTTGATATTCCTATAATGTTGAACTTGTCGTAAGCTGGGTCACTTGACCCAATGTTGTCATCACCATATGTACCAACTGCTACAGCATCCTTAAATTTGACTCTTTCCTCGAATGACTTAGGTGGATAATAATAATAAAATGCCATACGTAAATTTATCGAGTTTGTAATACTATTTAATAGTGCAGTAATCATTGTTCCTGACAAGAAAAGACCTTCACTTGTTGATAAAAGATCCCCATTCATTGCCACATATAAGAACACAAGATCACCACACATAGCTTCCATCATTTGAATATCCTCATTTGAATAATTGCATATTTTTGCAATATTAATAAGAATTCTCAAATTCGACAGTAACGTTTGAGTTGGCTGTTTTTGATCATATTTGCTGTAATCACCACCAAATATATTATCCTCACCAAATTTCATCATGTGTTGATACAATTGTTCCCATTCTGGACCATGACAATTGACACCTATACACATTTCAGATATCAATGGAATTAATTGCAACATACGTGCTATTGGTAAGAAATACTTTCTTCCCAACAGGGTAGCAATTAGAGAATTTGCATAAAATATACGACATTTACCTTTCGCCTTTGGCAATATCTCATCTTTCACACAACCCTTTGCGATGGTGAAATATCTCTCACCTCTACGATATGTTTCCTCAGCCATGTCAAGTTCATCTAAAACATATTTTTTGAATGTTTTAATTCCTTCTTCATTCTCCTCAATATGGTTTGTCTTCGCACCTGTCAATGGAAATCCCATCGACGTATTGAGATTTAGTTTATCAATGAACCTTCTGCCTTCTATTCCATTTAGCATCTCATGCCTATTCAATGGCTTGACATCTTTATTCAATCCGAGTTTCATAATTTCTTCAACAACCTGTTCCTCGTAATCTTGACATGCTATCGCAAGCAATCTTGGTGGAAATTGTTTGCCAGTGTGTGCAGCATTTGATATTGCTTTTTGCCATGGTTCATATATTGGATATATTTTAGGGGGTCCCCATTCATTCTCTACACCAGTAACTTCAGTTACAATCTTTGATATAATTGTCTCTTTGACATCACTTCTAGGTGTGACCCTTCCTGTTACATTTCCATGATATGAAAATTGTGAATCCGGTGGCATATATCTCACAGGACTCTTTTCATGAGGCATTTCTTGATCAATTAAGACTTGCTTGTCCATTTGTTGTGCTCTAAAATATTCTCCAGAACCTGTGATCAACACAGTTGGCAACTGTCGCAATGTTTCTCTCGCACTTTCATACTCATCTTTTGTAATCATCGCACTTGCTCCATGTGATGAACCTGTTTTACCAGCAACATGAATCCCAGCAAACATTGCGCCACGTCCTTTGGCTATTATTGATGCACCACACATTCCTTTGAATGTGGCACAAGTCAAATTTAGATATTCATGGGAATATCCTCTATTTGATCTATTTGCCATTGCTCTGTTTATCTCCAGCTCACCTTCACCATTTCGGTAAACATGTTTGAGCTCAAATTTATCAGGTTCTTCTTCTGGTATGAATCTTGTTAAATTTCTATAGGATCCTCCAGCTGCACAGTAAACTATGCATAGATCCTTTCCTGGTATCTGCACTGCAAGATCACGATGTAACCGTGCTTTAAACTTTCCTCCACATTTATCTGGATATTTCTTTCTAGCTTCTATGTGCCATTCTTCATGCTCGGCAAAATAATGCCATGGTAAAAGCAACACACTCGATTCCATAAAGACAGCATTGGACATTGTCCTTTGTCCTTTGTTGTTCGTCATTGTAATGTATAATTGACTGTTTTCTAGTACATTGATCAGTTGTTGATCTGACACTGTCTTTTGAAGTGGTGTGAGTGGTAGTGGACGAACTGTTACTGGAGACCAGATTTCCTTCTCTTTGTCCCTTTCTTCTATGTCATCCATACCACCTGGCATAAGATTTCCTTGTTCAAACAACTTCGTACTTTTGTACCATTGAAGGAATTTATATACTGCATACAAACCAGTTGCAGCTAGTGTAACCTGAATTGCTCTTTTCTTCATGTCGCGTGAAATATTTAATATTACTGGTTCATTGGATATTTCCTCTTCCATTCTCTCTATCACATTAGTTTTCAAGCTAATTTGATTTAGAATACAGAAGAGACATCCAATCAACCATTTATACTCACCACGACTTACTGTTATCATGAGCATTACAAGACATATTGTGTAATTGATAAATGATACCAATAAAAATTGTTTGATCATTTTTGGTGTTCGCATTGTCATTCTAATTCTCCGAAAGATACCACTTTGAATCAATGCATCTGGAACCCTGATAAAGTGATTCTCTTGTGTACAAAAATCCCTCACTCTTTGATATCGTGCTTCAATTTCAGGTGATCTAACTATTCTTCGTATTGATTCACCAACTTGATTATGCAATCTATGCTTCAAACAAGTATTTTTGAGTTGACAACATCCTTCCATAGGACATTTCTCAAGATCATGATTTCGACCTCTTTTCTTCTCGACAATTAGTCTTTGAAATTTCATATGATTTGCGTGTTTTTCGGTCAAGAAATTCAAGACAACTTGAAATGACACATCTTTCATCCTGATGCCATTCCAATTAACTACTTCATATGGGGCAACTGTCATCAACTTTGGAGGCTCAACAGCTTGTTCCACTGTAAGTCTCCATATGTCATCGAATCCTCCTATTTGTGGATAATTAGATGCCTTTTCCGGGTCAATCCCTTTGGGGCGTCCATCTTTATCTTTCAATTGAACGGAGTCTTTGGCTTTAACCGTAATGACGTAATTGGCTCGTCTTTGGATCGAATACGGACAATTTGAATAAGTACCTGCATCCAAGTCTTTCTTATTCGTTGTTACTACAACAAGCTTAGGTTCGACAAAAACTCGACCTTTACTTGCTAGATCAGCCATATTCGCATACATAGGATTATTATTGCATACATCAATAAGTAATTGCGTTGGAGCACGCTCTACAAAATCAGCTTTGCAATTGGCCATATCGTCAATGATCATTGTGTGCTTATTTGTAGCCCATGTTGACATGTATTTATCACCAGGATTATTGCTACATCTGAACTCGTCGCCAGTTGGCAATCCAGCTGATCTGCATAACGCAGTCACAATTTGTTCTGCACACGTAGTCTTCCCTTGACTACTCTTACCAAAGAATTCCATGACAAATGGTGCTTCTCTCACACCACTTGCCACTTTATGAAGTACATAATCATTTTTGATCTCAAGTAATTTCTGCAATTTTTGAGCCAAGATTCTTTGTTCAAATGTAACTATCTTAGGCTCACGCATGTTTTTAATTTTTGTTGTGAGTTTTTCTAAATTTGCGTCAAACTCTGACTCATCAACTCCTTGTACTTTCATGAGATTTCCATTCCTTACTAACTCCCATTGAATAATGATGTTTGCATATTGTTCATCTAGTAACTGTGCCTCATTTCCACCATACAATAGTGGCCGAAGAGACCCAGATTTATAACAAGCGTATCCAGTTTCTACAAAGAACATGAATGAGTCTACGCACGCCGTAATAAAATCGGGTGCCTTTGCATGAATAATTTTCATGTCTGACAAAATTATTTTGAATCCCTTCAAATCAAATTCTGTCTTTTCTTTTTCACAGAAACCCATTACAACACAAGCACTAATCAATGTTGACAAGTGTTCAAATGCTTTATTTGTTGTAATGAGTTTCCAATTGTCAGTTAATCCTCTCATCATTTCTATCCAACTCGGGTCATTTTCACTTTCACCTATTTGCTCCTCAAATTGAGCGAACAATGCTTGTGAAAGACTTTTGTTGGAATACGTATGGAACATTAATCCAAAAATGGCGAGTGCACCATTGAAGTTCTTGGTTTCTTTAAGTGCTTGAACAAAGAAACCCCAACGCTCAAACTCTCTACTAAGATTATATCTTTGAAGAGCAGTATCAATAGCTGACAATCTATTTTTGATACTGTGTTGTGCAATTCGCGAAGCAAAGTAAAATTTACTACGATTCGAATTGAAAAGAGCATTTAATGGTTCGACCCAAAAGAATGGATTCATCATTTGGGGCTCCAGAATTGGTTGGGATACAATACTTAAAGTATCCTTTACCTTTGGTTTTGTTTGATACCTTTGAGCTTGGTACCACTTCCTCCATCTTCGATTCTCTTCTTGACATCGTTCTTTATAAGATGGTTCTTCGTACAATTCCATAAACAATGGAACAATTTTGGGACTCTTGTATTCAATTGGTTTCTCAACTGAATAAGTCCAGATTTTTGTGGGATATTGTAGCTTCCCAAAAGCTTTACATCCTATCGAAGGAAGACCCTTATTAGGGAAATTTGTGTTTTTCGTTTTAAATACAAATTCATTCTCTGAAATTGCATTTGGTCGCGGATAGTTTTGGCTATTACTAACTTCATACTATACGATGCTTAGAGGGCTATTAACCCAAAAAGCGCCGGGGTGCGTGCTGGCTATGACTAAGCCTAATACTCGCCCAATATGTAAAAATCTCAAGTCTTTGACTTCTACTAGGGCCCGGAACACTGATGCATTTTCTTCGCACAAAGAAAAGATCATCAGTGCCTGTCTCACAAAATTGAAGTTCTACACATTTGGTCTCGGTGTTACTTTACTGCCCAAATCGTACTTCATTTCCACTCCCTTGAGTGGCGTTCCAATCTCCATTACAGAGTCGCCATGGAACGAGGTTCACAAATGATCTAAGAATCTATCACTTTTGTGAGAACCGTTGACTGTCTCTCTCAGTCGTGCTTCTACAGGTTATGTTGTCGCGTAAATTTTGGCCATGCTTAGCTCTTGGTACGTTTCGTGTACCCATGTAACGGATTATTTCCATTATCTGGAAGTAAATTCTAACTTTGTTTTTGGTTATAGTGCTGTTGATTACAGCTTTACATCTCTATCTGTCATAGTGATGAGTAGCATTTCTTTCATTCAAGAAATGGTAAGGAATTACTTGTTTAGGGTAATTCGTTTTGTAACCATCCCTGGCCAGTGTCCTCTGGCTCAGGTTTTAGACTTATAGTCAGGGTAAGATATCTTTTACAATCTCCTACCAAATTTTGTTTAGGGGTTTTGAGACTATGTCTCACGTAAGATTAGCTTTCGCAGTTGATCTAATATTCTATTCTTCCATAAATTCAAGTATACATATACAAATTGGGAGAGGGCATCGTAATGCCCAATCCAACTTCATTGATGAATAAGTGAACTTACTCAAATAAAATAGAAGGGCATATTTATGCCGAAGCGGTGCGCGTTTGAGACGCACAACTACATCAACTATAG